CTATTATGATGCTATATAAGGAGATATATTATGGCACTACCTAAAATTGTGGCACCTGAGTTTGTAACTCAAATTCCCTCAACACAAACCAAAATCAAATTTAGACCTTTTCTTGTTAAAGAGGAAAAGGTATTGTTTATGGCTTTGGAGGGCGGTGACCAGGTTGCTATTAGTAATGCAATGCAACAAGTACTAGAAGCATGTATCATTGAACCAGAAGACTTTAGCGCTAGGGACTTAGCTTCATTTGATATAGAGTTTCTCTTTCTGCAATTACGTTCGAAGAGCGTTGGAGAGTCTATCGAGGTTCAAGTGCATCACGAAGGGTATGACAAAGAAGACTCTGATGTTTGTAAATTTGCATCACAGGTATTGATACCCGTAGATGATATCAAAGTTGTACAAGACGATGATCACGACCCCAAGATAATGCTCACTGATTCGTTGGGAATGATATTGGGGTATCCATCAATAACACAGATGGAGGCTGGGTTAGGAATGGATTTTGATAATCCTAACATGGATAATATAATTGATATGTTAGGCACACTAGTGCTGCAAGTGTTCGATGCAGATGAGGTCTATGATCAATTCTCATCTGAAGAGATCAGGGAATTCTTTGATAACCTGAGCTCTACACAGTTCGAGAAATGCATGCACTTCTTCAACACTATGCCTTCACTAAAGTATCATTTGAAATGGAAGTGTCAAAGCTGTGACAAGGAAGATGAACGTTGGATAGAAGGTGTTAACGCTTTTTTTACATCAGCCTGAGCCACGATAACCTGGCAAACTATTATCAACTCAACTTTAATCTACTGCAACACCACAAGTATTCTCTGACCGAATTGGATAATATGATTCCGTTCGAACGCGATATCTACATAAATATGCTTATGGAGTGGATTGAAAAGGAAAACGAACGAATTCAAAAAGAACAGTCCGCTCAGAAGAGATAAGAGTCGTTAAGACCAAGGAGTATAGTAATATGGCTAAGGCCAAAGATGTTAAAGGCGTCACAATAGTTGAGGTCGATCGCAGCACAACAGAAGTTGAACAAACTAGTTGGTATAATAAAGTAAACGCTGCATCGATTGATAGATGGCGTATCTGGCCTCGGCTATTAATCACTTTATACGGAGTCATGTTCTATAAATCAGCAATGTGGTTTATGGCATTGCCTGATCCTACTAATGCTCAGAGCGCTTTTATCTCTGTGATTGTAGGCGCAGGTGCTGCTTGGTTTGGATTGTATTGTGGTTCCGGAGGAAAGGTTAGTAAGTAATGGCTGATGCTACTACCGCCGGCGCGGGATTTGCTACCTTAACTGCACAATTAGCAGAGAACAACTCTGACGAAACAAAGGGTCGTGAGTGGTCTCGGAAGATGATGCAGAAGGGTGATACTAAGGCTATTCTTTGGGCTCGGCGAACTGCACAAGCAACAGAAGGAATCTATACGCTCCTCAAAGCCTGGGCTGCTGATATGGCGACTGAATCTGCCAAAATGGCGGAGGCTTTAGCAGAAGCTGGCCGTGGCGGGCCTAAAAAGGACTCAAAAGATGGAGGTGGTAGCAGCACCACGTTTGACTCTAAGAGTATGGGCTTAGTAGGACTGGGCATATTCGGAGCTTTAGCTGCCTGGGGCACTGACCTCGGTACAGCTCTTCAAGGATTATTTGCTGTCAAGATGATACCTACAATCCAGAAGTTAGTTAAGTGGATCAAAACAACCTTTAACCTTACAAGAATAACTACACTGATTGGTGAGTCAAAGGCTTGGGGTATGATAACAAAATTCTTTGCTCCTGTTGGAACCTTCTTTAGATCGATAGGCAATATTCTTAAGCCTATCGGCGTTATTATAGAACCAATAATAGCCGGATTTAAAGTCACAAAGGGGTGGCTGTCTTCAGTATTTGGTTCGATAGGTAAAATCTTTGGAATCTTTCCAAAGATATACACTCTCATATCTCCAGCACTGGGGTTTCTCAAAGCCGTTCCCGTTATAGGTTGGGTAATAGCAGCTATCATGGGCGTCTTTGATGGCATTAATGGATTTATTGAAGGATGGTCTTCAGAGGATGGTTCGTTTATAGATAAATTAATAGCTGGAGTGTGGGGCGCTATTGAGGCAATATTTCATGGATTTATTACGAAGCCACTAGACCTATTAAAAGATGGCATAGCCTGGATCATGGGCAAGTTGGGATGGGATAGCGCCCAAAAATGGCTCAAGTCGTTTAGTTTTGAACAAATGTTCAGAGATGTATTTGCATGGATAGGAACTACGCTCAAGGGGGTAGGTGAATTCTTTGGGAAGTTATTCACAGACCCTGCAGGTGCAGTAATGATGCTAATTCCAGATTGGATGTGGGATTTCGCCGGCTGGTTGTATGATAAGGCAATTGCCCCCATAGTAACCTGGTTTGGTACATTGTTCTCTGATACAATGAAGGGCATAAAAGATCTATGGACTACATATCTCAATATCGGTAAATGGATATACGATAAAGCAATCCAGCCCATTATCACTTGGTTCGGTACTTTGTTTGCCGATCCGGCGGCAGCTATAAAAGACCTGTGGACGAAATTTGTGGCTGTCTATGCAAATTTTGGTAAGTGGATATACACTAAAGCAATCAAGCCCGTGATTGATTGGATTGGCAAACAGTTTGGTACGGATGATGCATCAGGCGCTGTAGAGACATTCTTTAAAGATAAATTTAATGCTATCACAAACTTTGTAGAGAACGCGTACAAAAAGTACCTAAAACCTGTAGTTGATTGGATTAGTAAACAGTTTGGTATGGGTGATGCCGCCGAAGGTGGAGGTGAAAAGTCTTTCTTCGGAAAGAAGCTAGATCAGATATTCGCGTTTGGTGACTTGGTATACAATAAGTTTATCAAGCCAGTTGTTGACTGGGTTGAGAAAATATTTGGTGGTGGTGAAAAGACAGAAGATCCTACGAAAGGGCTTAAGATGCCCTCCTGGGATGATATCAAACAATATGGAGTCCAATACCTAAAGAAGATGTTAAGGCTGTTTCTACCTGATCCCAAAGGCTTTTTTGGCAGTTGGATTTCAAAAGCAATCCCAAATAAGGTATATGAGTTTGCTGGAATAGATCCCAAAACAGGCGAAGTGACGGCTGTTGAACCCACTGCTGGGCCGTCGGCCCAGGCAGGAGATAAGATTGCGGGAAATGCCGCAGCCCTTGCTGAGCACGCTGGTGCCCAGAACGCGGCCGGAGCAGGTGGCAGCGTCCAGATTGCCGATAATAGTTCAAATACCAGCGTTGCGAAACAAACTCTTGCAGTGACGAAATCCCCCGATCCAGCGAAGGCGCTTGAGGCGAAAAAACGGATAGCGATGACACAGGTGGACTAGAGACACACGACAATCATCTGAGAGCAGGTCCGTGTAAGTAGGTTACCAAAGACCTACGTTTACCCTTAGTGATCTCAGTTACTCTATGAGGAACCCATGGAGGAAAGATCAGCACATTACCTTGTTCTTTTGGAGCAGTAACAATAGGAACATCCTTGCCCTCGTGAGGCGAGAATAATTGCAACTCACCGCCCTCATAGTCTGAAGGATCTGATAACTGGGCTATGATATTCACTTTACGATTGGCAGTACTCTGCCCTCCAGTAGATAGATCAATATGCCACTGCATGCCCCCATTATGTGGGCCATACTCTATCACATCAATACATTCGAACACACCTATAACATCCATTTGCCAGTAGTGATCGTTCCAGTCACGAGCAATGCCTGTTAGTAAATTATAATATGGAAATGATTGGTCTGTGAGGTGCACTAAACCTATCTTGGCATCTCTATAAGAAGTGTTGGGGACAGGGTTATCACCTGAGATCATTGGGGTCTCCCAACCAACAGCAAGATGAATTATCTCTTCGCACTGTTCTGGTGATAACACCTGTCCACAATCGTGGTAGCCTACTCCTGCTTTATTGACAGAGTGAACGACGTCATTAAAGAAGAAGCAGTTGGAATCCATTACTCATCTTCGTCAGCGAGCTTTTGAAAGAAGGATAGCCCTTCGTCCTCAGCTACTTCAAGATCAGGAACTTCTTTAGTAGGTCCTGTATCGACTCGGTCTTTAGTGGGTCCCATATCGAATGGTGTTTCACCAACATCCTCTACAGTAGTCGTTGGCTTAGGATCGCTACCGTCTAATCCAAGTACCTTGTTGAGCTTAATCTGTAGCTCATCATAGGACTTATAATTCTTCGGATCGATGAACTCTTGCAGAGCATACTGTGACTTCCACAGCTCCTCCATAGCATCATCGTCTTCATTTACCGGCGAGTTACTCTCGAACTCAGACTTATCATAATTACGATACCCCTGAACATTGCGAATCTTCAACTTGAAGTTAGCCCCTTCCCAAAGATCGAAAGGGTTACGAGCCTCGTCGTCAGGGAACTCAGGATTCATAAGATCATTAATCTTATCAAAAATCTTCTTGCCATACTTGTACAAGAATACCTTACCTTCGTTCTCCGGATGTTTCTGATCTTGAACAACAATGATGTTGCTGATATAGGTCAGGCGACGCTTCTGTTTACGAGCTAGAGCCTTACCATCATCATCACCACGGTTCCACAACAAGGAATTGTGCTCTGACACAGGATCCTTTTTGCCTAGAGTAGTAAGCGAGTTTTCAATGAACCAACCCCCAGGGCCTTGAAAGCCATGAGTGAATACACGAGACCAGGGAATTTCCTCGTTCTGAGGGGCAGGTAAAAACCGAATAACAGCATAGCCATTACCAGCTTTATCTACATCAGGCGTCCAGAAGCGTTCGTCTTTACCGCCTTTGGCACCTTCCTGTGCTTTAGTTGTTTCGTTGAGAAGTTTATCGAGAGAGCTCTGACGCGAGCGCTTTAGGTCTGCGAATGAATTTGACATACGTATATTTCCTTATATTGTGTATGATGAGTATTTGAGTATTTTACTTGTCCACATGTCTCCATGATATAAGTG